CTTCATGGGCGTTTTCCTGCTCTGCGGCAGACTGCAAGATTCCCAGCAGACCGCTTCGCAGCTGTTCCAGTGCTTCCGGCGTAGCTCCTTCCATACCCGAAACGCTGTCCAACATTGCATCTGTCAACTGCTCTGCCGTGATCGTTGGGTGCTGCACATCCTGCCCCTTGGTCAGTTCATTGAACATCTTCTCGGCCACTTTCTTGCTCATGGCTTCCTGTTCGGCGTAATGGCTCCCGATACCCTTTTTGATTTCCTTGACCGCCGCCATGAAGTACATTTCAATGTCATCAAGGTCGCCTTGATACACTGGCTTTCTCCGAAGGCTGATGTCCTTTGCGGCTTTGGCTGCTTCCGGGGTCTTGACCTTTGTGCGCAGCAGGGTGCTCAATGTCGTGAGCATGGCATTCTGTGCTGCGATGCCGGACGCAAAGGTGTCATCAAAATACTGCGATATGCGGTAAGTAAGCTCTGCAAAGCGGGCGTTTTCCAGCAGCAGGTTGACTACCTCTGCATTGACGCGCCCTGTGTAGAGGTTCTTTGCGGCTTCTACGGACAAGCCAAGTTCAGCAATGTCGTAGTTCTTGCGGTCGGGGATGTTGGTTTCTCCCAGCAGAAAATCCGTGGACACGTTGAACAGCCTTGCAATCCTCAGCACCTGCTCATGGGTCAGGGTTCCCTTTGCACCGCTGATAAAGCGGCTGATGGTACTCTTGGAGCAGCCGATTTCCTTGGCAAGCTCCGGTTGGCTTATGTTGTGCTCTTTCATCAAGTCCGCAAGACGGACGTTGGACGGTGCGGGCAGATATTCCTGTGCCATGTGGTCGGCCCTCCTTTTTGAGCTTTTTCCTCATTATAATACGCTCTGCCGTTTTGTTCAATATAAGGTTTCCTCTCTGCCCTTGCTGTTGCAGCCCTGCAACCAGTGAGGGCTTTTTTTCTTTTTCCGTTGCAGTTTTGCCGCTTTTTCGCCTTTCCTGCAAAATTCTCCGTATATTCAGGCACAAGGCAAAAACACCAGAGTTCCCACTTTGGGATACTCTGGTGCAGTACATAACATCGCCCTGCCCGGTGGCCGCAGGGTGCGGGGCTTTGTGGGCATCGAGCCGCTTGTCCACCCCTGCCCGTAAAAAGTGCATTTTTTCACGGAAGAAGTTCGTACAACCTGTACGGTCTGTACTTGTACGCACCCGTACGGCAAATTGAAGCAAATTCAAACGTGTTATCGTTTGTATTTCAGATTTCTGTACGCCGTACAGACCGTACAGGTTATTTGAAGTCCGTACGCAATTTTTTCAGTTGCGTACGGAGCAATCAAGTTCGCATTGTGCGAACTTGTCGGGGCGAGGCCTCTCCATCTTGCTGGCGCAAGACCGTTCGGTCACTTAAAAGCCCCACTGGGGCTTTCATTGCTTCGCAAACGTGAACTCGATTAGCTCTCCCGCAGGAGACGTTCCCCCTCGGAGAGTCCTCGAAGAGCCCACTACACTTTGCAGCCCATAGGGATGAAAGTGTTATAGTGGGTTATTACACTTCCGAAGAAGTGCATCTCCGTTCCCCGTCACCTCTCGATGAACCTTGAAAGGAGGGATGCCCTTTGGCAAGAAATGATGGCATTGACCGCACCAGTGTCCGAAACCTTGCCGTTTCGGACAAGGCTGTTGGCAACACCCAGCAGCACAATGAGCGCGAAAAGGACAGCTATCGGAACCCCGACATTATCCCCCAGCGCACCTCATGGAACGTCCACTTCAAAAAGCCAACCGCCAGCTACACCGACCTATTCGCCCAACTGGAAGCCGATGGAACCATCTCCACGCGCGGCCTGAAGCCGGATGCCACCCACTACTGTGAGCTTGTCTTTGATGTCAACTCGGCCTACTTTGACAACCACGGCGGCTATGAGTTCGCCAAGCAGTTCTATGAGGATGCCTACAAAGCAGCCGTTCAAATCGTGGGCGGTGAGCAGTATATTCTCTCGGCTGTCATGCACGCCGATGAGATCAACCGCGCCATGACCGAAGCATTAGGCCGGGAGGTCTACCACTACCATCTTCATGTGGTCTATGTGCCTGTGGTGGAAAAGCAAATCCTCTGGTCGAAACGCTGCAAGGACAAGGCACTGGTCGGCACCGTCAAGGAGACTGTCATGCAGGTCAGCCGGAGCAAGAAGTGGGCATCCAAGCCCCTGCTGGACGATGTTGGAGAGCCCGTCCTGCAAAAGAACGGCAAACCAGTCCTGAAGAAGTCGTACAGCATCCTGCAAGACGATTTCTTCAACTATATGCACAATGTCGGGTACACCGATGTAGAGCGCGGCGAGCGCGGCAGCACCGAAGAACACCTGACCGTCACCCAGTTCAAAGTTCAACGGGAGCAGGAACGGCTGGACAGCCTGACCGCCCAGATTGACCAGAAAGAGCAGCACCTCACCCAAACCAACAAAACCCTCTCCAAGACCGAAAAGGAACTTGCCGCTGTGCAGAAAAAGGTCACGCTCACAAAAGAAGCCCTCATTCATGCGCGCGATCTGGATTATATCGGCAAGCGCACCTTTCTCGGTAACTACTCGCTGACCGAAGAAGAATTTTCCAAACTGAAAAAGCAAGCCGACCACGGCTATATGATGGACGTGGAGAACCGCCGCCTGAAAGAAGAACTTTCCACCGCCAAGAAGGAAGCTGCTCATTGGGGTCAAAAGTATCACGAGCTCTGGTATGAAGTGAAGCCCTATCTGGACGCGCTCCACCGTGCGCCTGAACTGGTGCGCAGCTTTCTGGAAAAGATTCTCGCCCTCAAGCAGGAGCGCACCATGAATGTGCCGCAGAAAAACCGCAAGCGTGGGCAGGATATGGAACTTTGATTTTCGGAGGATACCATTTGAACAAAAAGAAGAAGTCAAACAAATCCGGCTACCCGGATGAAGCAATCAAGACCCTTGCACGTTGCTTTTATCCCTCCATGGTTGAGTTTTTCAACAGTGAGGAAGGCCAGCGTGAATATGAGGAATGGCTGAAAGAGCAGGAAGCTCTACAAGCCTTGCCTGTTGCAGCATAAAAACAGCAGGACGCTCCCAGTAAAGGGAACGCCCTGCCTTATATAGATATATCTTACCGAGGTGTGTCCAGTTGGGCACACCTCTTATTTTTTTGTCCTTAATCTTCTTGTATCTATTGTAATTTGAGGTCGGTTCGAACTTTGGAGAACCTTAAAATAGAATCTTGACAATTTTCGCCACAGGCAATATACTGTAACTACAATCCAGTTACGAAAGTGTGGCGTTTGAATGGCAAGCAAAGACTCCTTACTAGAAAAACTGTTCAGAAAGCCTCTTCCTAAAAACTTCACAAAGCAAGAGTTGGATACTTTGATGTCGAAGTGCAATTGCAAAAAGTCTTCTGGAGGAAGAGGATCTGGTTTAAAATATTTTCATGAACCAACAGGAAGGATTTTGCAGTTCGACGGTCCTCATCCTGGAAATGAGTTATACTTATATCAAGTAAAAATGGTAAAGGAATTTTTACAGGAGGTTGGCGAAGCAGAGTAATCTGCTTTTATATATTAAAAGGAGGACTTGGCAATGGCAGATTTAATGGAATATAAAGGGTACCATGCCAAAGTGGAATATGACCCAGATGATAAACTCTTAGTCGGAAAGGTTTTTGGAATTTCAGACTCGCTAAATTTTCATGCCAAAGATGTTGATGAGCTTGAAGAAGCATTTCATACAAGCATAGACGGATATCTGGATTTTTGTACTGAAATTGGAAAATGTCCAGAAAAAGAATATAGTGGAGCCTTTAATGTCCGGGTATCGCCGGAACTTCATAAGCAAGCCTCACTGCGAGCTCAAAAAGATGGTGTGGCTTTAAATCGTGTTGTTGAGCGCGCATTAACGGAATATCTCAATCCGGGAAACGAGATGCTTGAATGCTTTGATAAGCACGTGGCAAGTTTCGAGGAATCCATAAAGAATATGTCTACAAACATCACCCTTACTACGGACACATATAGTTACTTTATAAGCACGTCACGCAATGCGAATTGTAGCATGGTTGTTCCAAGCCGGTAATTGATAGATGGTTGAAATAATCTTAATTAAAGAAGGAGACAACTATAATGCGCGAACTTTTCACAGATTCTATTCGTGCAGGTTTAGCCAATATTGACTTACATGATTTGAAAGAACCTGCTCCAGATGCTAAAGCTCCAGAATTGATATTTAAAGACTCCGTCAAGTGGACTGTTCTTCCGGATAGGCTTCGCATCGAATGCACTCGTGAATTTGAGTTTGAACCCGAATGCAACTTTTCCCTGACAATTACATATTTTGTTGAACACTTTTTAAAAGTGGAGGGATCATTGGACAAGTATACAGGCGAAGAAATTAAAAAGGCTATTGTTGAAGATTTGGCGTTTTACCTTCAAAGCAACCAAGATTTTTCCGCCAGAATGTCCTTGTTGGCAGCTCAAATTTTCTCCAATTTTGGTGGTTCGCCAGCGATAACTCCTCCGGCTTTTCCAATTGAGCAAGATAAAATGATTGTGAATAACAATTAAAATTGTTTGGCGATTATACTTGAAAATAACAGGCCGGAATCAACCGACCTGTTATTTTCATCTAATACCAACTAGAATTTTCAAGCCATGTTAGATGCCTTTAATCTTCTAACCCATGGCTCCCGGCCACATTCTTCAAATATTCCTCCGGGTCACCGTTCAGAATCAAATCCGCATAGCCCAGCGGGTCATTATAGACGAGATAGTCCAACTCTGCCCTTTGTGCCATAGTCACATCCAATGCATCCTCGACCCCAGTGCAGTCGATGGAGATTTTTCTCCCGTCCCGGAGCAGCAGTTCCACGCAGCCAGTGTCCATATTAAACTTGCAGGCTCTTTCATCGTACTTCATAATCATACCCTCCAAATCTTGTTATTGGCTTACGGTCTATGACAAGGTATCGGAGTTTTGCGCCGTCCACGGGAGCCTTCATTGCTGTACCCAAAGAAAACGAAAAATCCGAACCCTTCTCCAATCGGAAACAGGTTCGGATTTTTCTTGTTTGGTGGGCGCGGGTGGATTCGAACCACCACGGCTTTGTTCCACCCAAGCCTTTGGATTTTAAAAAGTTAGAAACCATGCGGATTTTCAGACACCCAAAATGGAACACGAAACCTTTTCGGCCCGGACGCAACGTTAAAAGTGGGTTGCAAAGTGGGTTATTCCTCGGTGTCCGGGGCGTACTCGGCCAGCACTACGGAGATGGTCTGCGCAGTGGCAACATCACGGCCCGTGACATCATGTGCGTACCAGCCAAAGGTATCCATACTGCGGCTGTGGCCGACCATGCGGCGCAGCTGAGCGGGTGACACCGCATCCGCAACCATGCTGACAAAGGTGTGCCGCAGTTCGTACAGACTGATGGGTGGGTCGATACCGTTGCAGCACTGATAGAACCTCCAATAGTTATACAGGCTCTGCTGGTTGGACAGCAGAAACAGCGGATCGTCATTCGTCAGCGGTCGCTCCTCTTCCATCGTGCGCTGCCGGAGCTGGGCATGGATCTCGTTCACGGCCAGAGGGTGCAGTACCACCGTCCGGATGGCATTCTCATTTTTGCCGCTGGTCTCCTCGTTCTGGCGGTTGATGGCCCGGCCAATGTGGAGCCGGTCTCCGTCCAGATCGCCTACACGCAGGCCCAGCAGTTCTCCGGGGCGCAGGCCGGTCATTACGGCCAGACGGTAGGCGTGCACGTTCTCGTCCGGCTCCACTTTTCCACGAACCACACGGGTATCGGTGGAGAGCAGCACCCGCAGGCTGTCCGGCTGCAGAATCTTCCGCCCCTTCTGGCGAGCACCCTTCGGAACGGTCAGGTTTTCATCCTCTGGCCGCAGGGTCGTGTACTTATGCTGGCGCGCCCACTTGACAAAGGATACCTCCACGCCTCGGATGCCCTGCAGCGTCTTACGGGAAAGATTGCCCCGGCTCTGGCGCTTGCTGTTCGGATTCAGACAGCCCTCTTTATACGCTCGGTTCAGTACGTCCTGCAGCATTCCTGTGCTCAGGTCGCCAATCTGCCGGGCACCGATCACTGGCAGGATGTAGTTCTGCCCGAACTTTTCCACCTGCTCAATGTAACTGGTGCCTGCCGTAGCCTTGACAGAGATCAGATACTCAGCCCACACCTCAGAGCAGCGCTTTGTGGTATTGCAGATTCCGTCATCCAGCCATGCGTCTGCCTTCCGGTTGGCTTCCCGCTGACCGGTGCGGCCCGGCTTTGCACTGGTGAACGTCCTGCGCTGGCCGTCCTTCTGCACCTTGATCTGCCAGCGTTTCTGGTTCGGCAGCCACTGGGCGGTATTGGTTCTTCGTCCCATAAAAATACACCTCCATGGGTACACTTTGACAAGCCCGCCCAAAAGAGGTATAATCGCAGTGTCGAGTGTGCGATGCCCTCTTCTGGGTGAGCCGCTTCTTTTAACTCCTTCGGTGTTCCAGCACCGGGGGAGTTTTTGTTTTATTCAGATTCCATGTTATCTTTCTCGGCCAGTGAAGAAAGTTCCTCGCTCACCTCGACAAACTCAGTCCGCTGAGCATTGCTCATGTACGGCAGATATGGCTCAAATGCCTTACTATACTTTTCTGCCCAGTTCTTCTTGGCTTTTCCCGTTTTCAAGCTCTCGATCTTTGCGCTGTACTTATCTGCAACGCGATGGATAATCTCGCTTACAGCTCCATCCCGGAACGAAAGGCTCCGATACTTTGCAAAGTCTGCGGTCGTCCCCACTGGCACGCCGTACTGTTTACACTCTTCCAGTTGTTGCAAACGTCCAACACAAAAATCGTATCGTTCAAAAAATACAGCTGGTTCCGTAGTTGTCTGAAGGATTTTTGCGCTTTCCTGCGCCTGCTTCAAAAATTGAGGGGCCAGCATTCTGGCATCTGCACGGGAGTTAATAGGGACCATTTTTCCCATCCATTCCGGCTTCGGGGTGTACTGCGCTTCATCTGTAAGATCTGGCCCATCGTCCAATTTTGAATCTGAGGGCTCCGCCTTAGATTCACAGCTCTCTCCGGAGCGCGTGGACTTATTAAACAGCATAAAAACCAGAACAGCCAGAAAGAACGGCAACATAAACAGAAGAAACTCGGCCAGAAAAAACGCTCCGCCAGGCTCTTGGCCTTCCAATCCTGCAATACCAAAAAGCGGCAGGATCGCACCGATTATGATTGCAGCGCGCAGCTGACCTTTGGATAATGCGGTTCTACTCCAGTCTTCCTGTGTACTTCCGGGAGCCTGTATCGACTTTCGGCCAGAACCTATGCCTTTGACTGCCGCATCAATGCCATTGTTCAGCCACCGCATCTCTTTGCTTGTGCTATGTTTGCGGAGCCATTCCTTCCGGGCATAAGGTGACTTTGCCATGATGCTTCCTCCTGTTTTTATATATCCCGGCAAAGCCCGACGGCCTTGCCTTCGATTACAACGTCGTTCATGTCCTCCCGGCTGAGGATGATGCTGTTGAAAGCCGGATTCTCCGGCCTCAGTTCAATGAAGTTCTCGTGCAGATAGACATGTTTCAGGGTTGCCTCTTCTCCAATGCGCACAGCAGCGATCTCGCCGTTTTCCACCTCCGGCTGCTTCCGGATGGCCACCAGATCACCATCGTGTATCCGGGGCTCCATGCTGTCGCCCTTGCAGGTCAGTGTAAAGGTGGAACGCCACTTGGACGGCACACAGACTATGCGCTCCACGTTCTGTTCCGCCGTGATCGGCGTACCGCAGGCGATCCGGCCCACCAATGGGACCATGTCCATCTCCGGCATGGGCTGGAAGCCGGGAGGAATCGTCTCTGCATCCCTTTTGGCCTGCAGCCGTAGTGCTTCTTTGACGTTTCCTGCCTTTTCCAGAATGTCCTGGTCAATTTCATTCACCACATCCAAGGTATGTTCATCAATGCGATTGTTGCTCTTCCCTAGCATATAGTCAATGGACGTATTATAAAAATTGGCCAGATCGATCAATGTCTCGGAATTCGGTTGCCGGACACCTTTCTCGTAGTTGACATACGTCGTGTAAGGCATCCCGAGCTGTTCTGCTGCCTGCTTCATGCTGATGCCGCGTTCTTTTCGGAGTTCAGGGATTCGGTTCATAATCGTTACCTCCTTCTTCCCTATGTATATTATATTACACGTTTTGAGTAAATAGTCAACCAAAATACCCGAATTGGGCAGTATTCACAAAAAATCACTGTTCAATTTGGGTATTATTTTACTTTACATTTACTCGTTTCGGGTATATCATAATTGCAGTTACTCAAAGCGAGTAACGAGTTACACGAAAGGAGTTCTTTGAATTGCTCTATCCGAACATCAACGCAGAACGAAGCCGTCGCAAACTGACTATTGAGGAGTTTGCAAAGGCGTTGGGTGTCACCCGCAAGACCGTTTACAACTGGATGGTTCACGGCAACATCCCCCAATCCAAGCTGGAAAAAATGGCAGAAATGTTCGACTGCTCCATTGATTATCTGCTCCAGCGCAGCATCTGACAACAAGGAGGTTTGACCTATGGCAAAGAAACCGTTTCTGAAGCTCCGCCGCCTGTACGAAGATCAGGGGCTGCTGCAAAAAGAGCTCAGCGAGCTGTCCGACATCCCACTGGACACCCTCAAGGGCCGCCTCAATGCCCCGGAGGACAAGGGGCGCTGGAAGGCCTGCGAGATCGTTAAGATCTGCAAGGTGCTACACATTCCGCAGGAGCAGATCGGGGCGTATTTCTTCCCGGCAATCGCAAAGGAGGAAAAGACCGCATGAAACCTTATTATCTCGCCTCTGAACGGGCCGCTGCACCCACCAGCAGCGTGTCCTACATCGCACCAGTGCTGACCCGCATGTGGTTCCGCTGGGATGGCATCCGTGACTCCGGGTACAACCGAACCGGTGCTGAAGCCGTCGCAGAAAGCGGCTCGAAACCTATGCAGGTTTTTGCGGATGGCGAATGGCACCCAGTTGCCGCTTACGGCACAACCTGCGCACAATCCGCTGCAAATTACCTTCAGGAGGTGGACCCCGCATGAAGATCAAATCCTGCGTCTGGTACTGGCTGGCTGCTGCCAGCGGTACCGCAAGTCTGCTGTACGGCATGGGCATCGAAGGCGGTGCACAGCTGGGCAGCTCCATCTCTGACAGCCAGTTCGTCACGGCCCTGTGCCTGGTTCTGGCAGCGGTAGCGTTCCTGCGGCTGGGCTTTGCCGCCCAGGATCGTGAGCAGAACGCCCGCCGCTATGGCCGCATTGACCGCACCCACGCCCGCACCGAAGAGCCGGACTACCGGCAGAACCGGAGGGGCGCATGAAGAAGCGCATTCTCACCCTACTCGAAGTGGAAGGTCTTTCGGTGCTGATCTGGCTTCTGGATGCCCGCATTTGGCTACTGAAGCGCGTTATCAGACTGACTGAAGCGAGTATCTCTCTCTTGGGCAAAGTAATCGACTATAAGTAGGAAGACGAAAATGAGCCCGCCCGTGCTGGTAACACGGACGAGCCCAAAGGGTGATGGAATTCACAAGCCCCATCACCCTTGATGATATCACATCAGAAAGGATTTTACAAATGAAAGGTATTTTAGCCGAACCGGGCAAGGCCCCGGTGATCGCGTCCCTGCCCGACAGCCTGTGGGCCATTGAGAACCGGCTGGGAACTCCCTGCGAGATGATCGTGATGCCCCGCACCCCGGCGGTGCTGTTCGTGGGCCGGTACGAAGGACCTATCCAGCCCGCCAGCCTGCTCAACCGGAAGTACCGGGGCCGCCAGCTTTACGGGCCTATCCTCTGCTACGGATGGAAGGGCAACAACATCCAGCCCATGAACAAGGATGTACAGACCGAGATGCTGGACCGCTTGAAGGGCACGGAGGTAAGGGTATGATCATCAGCCAGAACAGCAACGATGTTTACTACGCCTATACCCGTGGGCGCTTCTGGCGCTGGGACGAATCCGCACGGGTCTGGAAGGAAAGCCATCTGCTGGCCCAGAAGTTCGACAAGGCCAAGACCGCTGAAAAGCGGCTGACCCCGGAAACGTTTCTGACCAGCGAAGGGTTCATTCCGATGGATGACTACGAGCTTCCGGAGCAGATGCTGACGGCCCTCAGGGAGGCCAAGCCCTGCAAGAACGCACCCATCGAACCGGTAGAGGAGGAGTCGGTCCCTGCCGCATCGGCGAGCGGTTCTTCTGCACCGATGACTTCGGCACCTGGTTTTGACTTCGGAGCCGATGACGAGACCAACGCCCTGCTTTTGCAGGATGCACAGACCTTCATCACCGGCAACATGGCCCGCATCATGGCGGCAAAGCACGCCCACGACCTGACAGCCAACCACTACAAAGGCAGCTGGGGGAAGTGGTGCGCCGCTGTGGGCATCAGCCGGGACACCGGTGAAAACATGGTGAGAGTTGCCGAACAGTTCGGCAACATTCAGCTGGAGGGTAAGTCCATTCTGGACGTTCAGCCCCTGAAGCTGTTGTATGCCGCTGCCAAGCCCTCCACCCCAACACAGGTGAAACAGGCAGTGTTCTCCGGTGATATCACCTCCTACAAGGAGTATCAGGAGCTGCTGGCCCAGCTCAAAGCCGAAAAATCCCGCGCCGACACCGCAGAAGCTCATCTGGAAGCAGCCAACGCCGACATCAACGGCCTGACCGAACGTGCCCAAAAGGCCGAATCCGAACGGGACAAGGCCCGCGCCGACCAGCTGAGCACCGCCAAAGACTGCAACCGGCTGGGTCTGAAGGTCTCGCAGGAAAAAGACCGCGCAGACAAGGCCGAGGCCCGGGAAGAGGAAGCCTGGAAGCTACAGAGCAAGGCCGAAACCCGGGCGCAGGAGGCCGAGAAGCAGCTGGAGGGTTCCCGGCAGATGGCCGAAGCGGCCAAGCTCCGGGGCGACAAGCTCAAGGCCGAAAATGATGCACTCAAGAAACAACCCATCACTGCGGTGGTGGACAAGGAAGAGGTGGAGCGTCAGGCCAGGGAAATGGCCGCCGAGATGACCGCCGACCTGCGGGCACAGCTGGAACAGGCCTCTTCCGGCAGTGAACAGGATGCCCACAGCTCCTATGACAACGTGCTGCTGGCCGACCGCTCTTTCCAGAACATCGGCAAAATGGTGGTTCCGTCCCTCCGCAGGCTTCCGCCCGAACAGCGGGAGCAGCTGACCAATATGCTCGTTCACACACTCGGACAAATCCAAGGGGAGGTATCCAGATGTCTGTAACCATCACGGCCCTTGAGGTCGAAAACGTCAAGCGCATCAAGGCCGTTGCGCTCACCCCCGCCCCCACCGGGCTCACCCTCGTGGGCGGCAACAACAATCAGGGCAAGACCAGCGTGCTGGATGCCCTTGCCTGGGCGCTGGGCGGCGACCGCTTCCGCCCCAATGCCGCACAGCGGGACGGAGCCGTGGCTCCCGCCCATCTCAAGGTCACCCTTTCCAATGGCGTGATCGTGGAGCGCAAGGGCAAAAACAGCACCCTGACCGTTACCGACCCCACAGGGCGGCGCAGCGGCCAGCAGCTGCTCAATGCCTTTATCGAGCCGCTGGCCCTTGACCTGCCCCGCTTCATGGAAGCATCCGACAAGGAGAAAGCGGACATCCTGCTGCGCATCATCGGCATCGGCACCGAGCTGCACGTCCGGGATCTGGAGATCAAGTCTCTGTACGACAAGCGCACCTTCACCGGCCAGCTGGCCCAACAGAAAAAGCACTTTGCCGAGGAGCTGATTTCCTACCCAGATGCCCCGGAAGAACCGGTCAGCGCCTCCGACCTCATCCGCCAGCAGCAGGAGATCCTGGCCCGCAACGGCGAGAACCAGCGGCTGCGGACACAGTACGCAGAGCTTGAGAGTCAGGAGCAGCAGTGCGTGGCCGAACTGAAACGCACCCGTGAACGCATTGCCGAGCTGGAACAACAGTATCAGGAACTCGATGCCAAGCACACCAAACTGATCAACCAGCGGAGAAATGCCGAAAAGACCGTTGCCCAGCTGCAGGACGAATCCACCGCAGAGCTGGAGGCATCCATCCGGGGCATCGAGGAGACCAACCGCAAGGTCCGGGCCAACCTGGAAAAGTCCCGCGCCGAGGATGAAGCGGCCCGGTATGCCAGCGACTACGACAAGCTCACCGAAGCCATCACCCAGAAGCGGGCTGACCGCATGGCCCTGCTGAACGGTGCCGACCTGCCCCTGCCTGAGCTGAGTGTGGAGGACGGTGCCCTTACTTATAAAGGAAAGCACTGGCGGGATATGTCCGGCAGTGACCAGCTGCGGGTAGCCGCCGCCATCGTCCGCCGCCTGAACCCGGACTGCGGTTTTGTGCTGCTGGACAAGCTGGAGCAGATGGACATGACCACCCTGACCGAGTTTGGCCGCTGGCTGGAAGCCGAGCACCTGCAGGCCATCGCCACCCGGGTCTCCACCGGCAGCGAGTGCCAGATCATCATTGAGGACGGCATGGTAAAAGATGCCGAGCCGCCTGTCACCGAAAAGCCCCAGCCCAGAAGCTGGACGAAAGGAGCGTTCTAAATGAGCAAGTATGCCATCACCGCCGGGGTGCAGGATTCCCCGGTCAAGACCGTGCTGTATGGCCCCGAGGGCATCGGCAAGAGCACCTTTGCCTCCCACTTCCCGGATCCGGTGTTCATCGACACCGAGGGCGGCACCAAGCGGCTGAACATCAAGCGCCTGCCCCAGCCCACCAGCTGGGCCATGCTGCTGGACGAGGTGGCCGAGGTGCGCAGAGGAAATATCCCCTGCGGCACGCTGGTCATCGACACCGCCGACTGGGCCGAACGGCTGGCCATTGATGCCGTCTGCGCCAAGGCCAAGGTGGACGGGCTGGAGGGCTTTGGCTATGGCAAGGGCTACACCTACCTGAAAGAGGAGTTCGGCAAGCTGCTGGACGCGCTGGAAGAGGTGCTGAACACCGGACACAATGTTCTGGTCCTTGCCCACGCGGCCATCACCAAGTTCGAGCAGCCGGACGCTGCTGGCTCCTACGACCGCTGGACCATGAAGACCACCAAGCAGGTAGAACCGCTGATCCGGGAGTGGTGCGATATGCTGCTCTTTGTCAACTATCAGACCGTGGTGGAAAAGAGCAGCAATGCCCCCAACGCAAAGAACAAGGTCACCGGCGGCCGCCGGGTCATGTACACCACCCATCACCCCTGCTGGGATGCCAAGAACCGCTTCGGTCTGCCCGACGAGATGCCGTTTGATTATGCCGGCATCGCCGCCTGCATCCCCGGCACCGCACCTGCGCCCGCACCGAAGCCGAGGCCGGAACCGCGCCCCCAGCCGGAAGCCGACATCCTGCCCGCGCCCGCCCCGCAGCCGGAACCGCCCGCCGAGACAGTGCCACAAGCTCTGCTGGTGCCCGACCTGATCGCACTGGGCGTGCCGGAAAAGCTGGCTCCCCTGATGAGCGCAAACAACGTCACGCCGGAGGAGCTGCAGGCTGTGGTGGGCAAGCGGGGCTATTTCCCCGAGGATATGCCCATCCGGGACTATCCGGCCGATTTCGTAGAGGGCTGTCTGGTGGCCGCATGGCCCCAGGTGCTCCAGATGGTGCTGGACAGCCGTGACCTGCCGTTTTGACAATTGAAAGGAGAACTTACTTATGAATGACATGAACACCGACCGCGCCCTGAGCTGGGACGACGAATTTACCAACGAGCAGCAGGAGTTCGTGCTCCTGCCCGAGGGCGATTATGCCTTTGAGGTCATCGGCATGGAACGAGCCCGCTTTGAGGGCAGCGCCAAGCTGCCGCCCTGCTCCATGGCAAAGCTGACCCTGAAGATCTTCGGCGGGGCCAAGGGTGACACCACCGTCACTGACCGGCTCTACCTCCACACCAAGACCCAGGGCCTGCTGGGTGCTTTCTTTGAGAGCATCGGCCAGTGCAAGCGGGGCGAGACCTTCCGCCCCCGCTGGAACAAGGTGGTGGGTGCCCGGGGCTGGTGCCGTCTGGGCATCCGGGAATACACCAAGCAGAGCGGCCCCAACGCAGGTAAGACCGGCCAGAGCAATGAGGTCACTCGCTTCCTGCCGCCGCCGGAACCCAAGGCCGCACCCGCTCAGGGCTGGACACAGGGGGCATTCTGATGGCGAACATCCAAGCCCTGCGTCCCTATCAGCAGGCCGCCCGGGACAGCATCCACGCCCAGTGGGAGCAGGGCCGTCTGCGCACGCTGCTGGTGCTGCCCACCGGCACCGGCAAGACCATCGTGTTCGCCTCCGTTGCCGCCGATCAGGTGCGTGCCGGGGACCGGGTGCTCATCCTGGCCCACCGGGGCGAGCTGCTGGAACAGGCGGCAGACAAGCTCCAGCGTTCCACCGGCCTTGTCAGCGCCGTGGAAAAGGCAGAATCCACCTGCCTGAACAGCTGGTTCCGGGTGGTGGTGGGCAGCGTGCAGACCCTGCAGCGCCCCGCCCGGCTGGAACGCTTTCCCCGGGACTACTTCGGCACCATCATCATTGACGAGGCCCACCACGCCATCACCGACGGCTACCGCCGCATCCTGGACTACTTCGAGGGTGCAAAGGTGCTGGGTGTAACCGCCACCCCTGACCGCGGCGACATGCGGAACCTGGGCGAGGTGTTCGACAGCCTGGCCTATGAGTACAAGCTGACCGATGCCATCAAAGAGGGCTATCTGTGCAGGATCATGGCCCAGACCATTCCCCTGCAGCTGGACATCTCCGGCGTGGCCCTCAGCGGCGGCGACTACGCCGTAGGGGAACTGGGCACGGCGCTGGACCCATATCTGGAGCAGATCGCCGCCGAGATGGTACAGCGGTGCAGGGACCGCAAGACGGTGGTGTTCCTGCCCCTCATCAAAACCAGCCAGAAGTTCCGGGATCTGCTCAACGCCAAGGGGTTCCAGGCCGCCGAGGTCAACGGCCAGAGCGCCGACCGCAAGGAAGTGCTGGCCGACTTCGATGCCGGGAAGTACAACGTGCTCTGCAATTCCATGCTGCTCACCGAGGGCTGGGACTGCCCCAGCGTGGACTGCGTGGTGGTGCTGCGGCCCACCAAAGTCCGCAGCCTGTACAGCCAGATGGTGGGGCGCGGCACACGTCTGGCCGAGGGCAAGACCGACCTGCTGCTCCTCGACTTTCTGTGGATGACCGACAAGCACGAGCTCTGCCGCCCGGCAGATCTCGTGTGCGAGGACAGGGCCGTGGCCCGGCAGATGACCGAGAATCTGGCCGAGACCGGTGTGCCCGAGGACATCGAGGAAGCCGCCGCCCAGGCCTGCGAGGACGTGGTGGCCCAGCGGGAAGAAGCCCTTGCGAAACAGCTGGCCGAACAGCGCCGCAAAAAGGCAAAGCTGGTGGACCCGCTCCAATACGAAATGAGCATTCAGGCTGAGGACCTGTCCGGCTATGTGCCGGCCTTTGGCTGGGAAGCCGGGCCGCCCACCGAACAGCAGACCACCGCCCTCGAAAAGCTGGGCATTCTGCCGGATGCGGTGGAATCGGCAGGCAAGGCCAGCCTTTTGCTGGACCGGCTGCACAAACGCCGGGACGAAGGCCTCACCACACCAAAACAGATCCGCTGTCTGGAAAAATACGGCTTCCAGCATGTGGGCACATGGAGTTTTGAGCAGGCCAAACACATGATCGACCGCATTGCGGCCCAGGGCTGGCGGGGTGTGCCCAAGGGTGTTACCCCAAGCACCTATACGCCGCCCGCCCCGCCTGAAACACCCGCATGGGATGTATGGTAACGCAGATGAATGATGAGATCGAACTCAAAGAAGCATTGGACTTCATTTCCCCGGCCTCCCTGACTTATGAGGAATGGACGATGGTGGGCATGGGCCTCAAGGAAGCGGGCCTGCCCGTCACCGTCTGGGAAGCATGGAGCGCCCGGGACGGGGGCCGCTACCACAAGGGTGAGTGTGCCCGGAAGTGGGAGAGCTTTCACGGCAGCACAAAGCCTGTCACCGAGAGCAGCATTTTCCAGCTGGCCTACAGCCACGGATGGAGCGGCCCCGCAGGCCACGCGCTGGACTGGGGCGACGAGCTCACCACCGGCTCCTCCAGAACGGAGGGACAGCTGGTGGACCCCCGGTGGGTGGAATCCCACGACTTGGCTCTGCCTGAGCAGTGGGACCCAGTTGACCAGCTCAGGCGCTACCTGCAGGCCCTTTTTGAGCAGGACGAGCACGTGGCCTATGTGACCGAGAGCTTCATGGCCGACGACCGCCGCCGCCCCACCAGAGGCTGCTGGGACCGCACCGCAGGCCAGCTCATCGCAGAGCTGGACACCTGCGGCGGGGACATCGGCAAGGTGGTGGGCGACTGCGACCCCGAGGTGGGCGCGTGGATCTGCTTCAACCCGGTGGACGGAACGGGCCGCAAGGATGCCAATATCACCGCCTACCGCTACGCTCTGGTGGAATGCGACAACATGGATCTGGGCAGACAACAGGCCATCATCAAGCAGCTGGAGCTACCCTGTGCCGCCCTGGTCTACTCCGGCGGCAAGAGCGTCCACGCCATCGTCAAGGTGGATGCCCCGGATTACACCGAATACCGCAAGCGGGTGGATTACCTCTATGCCGCCTGCCAGAAGAATGGTCTGACCCTCGACCAGCAGAACCGCAACCCCAGCCGCCTTTCCCGGATGCCCGGCATCCTGCGCGGCAGTCAGCGGCAGACCCTGCTGGAGACCAACATCGGCAAAAGCTGCTGGGACGAGTGGCGGGACTGGCTGGAAGCCGAGACCGATGAGCTGCCTGAAACCGAAAGTCTGGCTGACGACTGGGACGACCTGCCGCCGCTGGCCGATGCCCTCATCACCGGGGTGCTGCGCAAGGGTCACAAGATGCTGCTGGCAGGCCCCAGCAAGGCGGGCAAGAGCTTCGCCCTCATTGAGCTGTGCATCGCCATTGCCGAGGGCACGCCCTGGCTGGGCCGCTTTTCCTGTGCCCAGGGCAAGGTGCTGTACATCAACCTCGAGCTGGACCGGGCCTCTTGCCTGCACCGTTTCAAGGATGTGTATACTGCCCTCGGCCTGCCCCCGCAGAACCTGCGGAACATTGACATCTGGAACCTGCGCGGTGCTTCCGTCCCCATGGACAAGCTGGCCCCCAAGCTCATCCGCCGGGCGGGTAAGAAAGGCTACACCGCCGTCATCCTCGACCCCATCTACAAGGTCATCACCGGTGACGAGAACAGCGCCGACCAGATGGCAAAGTTCTGCAACCAGTTCGACCTTGTCTGTCGTGCGCTGGACTGTGCCGTGATCTACTGCCATCACCACTCCAAGGGTGCCCAGAGCGGCAAGCGCAGCATGGACCGCGCCAGCGGCTCCGGCGTGTTTGCCCGTGACCCGGATGCCATGCTGGATATGACAGAGCTCACCCCCACCGATGCCATTCTGGAACAGCTCCACAACAAGGCCGCCTGCCGGGTGCTCAAGGCCATGCTGGACAAGCGCGGCCATGCCGATGCCTACGGCCCGGACGATGCCCTGAGCAAAAGCCGGATGCTGGCCATTGCCAAAGAACACCTTGGCATGGCCGACTTGCGGGCCATCGATGCCCAGATCGCAGCCGCCCAGAAAAAAGCCGACAGCATGACCGCCTGGCGCATTGAGGGCACCCTGCGCGAGTTTGCACGCTTCGATCCTGTGAACCTCTGGTTCGACTACCCCGTCCACAAGCCGGACATCGGCCTGCTGGAGGATCTGCAGCCGGACAGCGATTACAAGTCACTGGGTACCCGGGGCGCATCCAAGCGCTGGGGCAATAAGGACAAAGTCAGCAAGGACAAAAAGGCCGAGCTGGACACCGCCTTTGAAGCCTGCATGATGGACGGAAAGGTAACGGTCTACTCCATGGCCGAATATATGGGGCTGAAACCGGATACTGTACGCCGTCGTTTGAAAGCGGACGGCGGCTTCTGGATCGACGGCGCAGACATCGGCCGCAAAGAACCCGGCAGCGCAGGGTAAATTACAGCCTGCAATATTTCGCTTTACACATAGTACAAAAACGGTAAAATAGCGGCTATCACAAATCCGCATCCGCTTACGGATTTCGGAAAATAGCGGCTATTTTTCCGAATCCGGGACGGAAAATAGCCTATATATAATATACAAAATCCGTCCGTGTGTGATGGGGTCTCCCAGAGGATGGGGCGAACACAGCCCCCATCCCTCCGGGGAACCCTCCCCATCACGTTGGCCGAATAAAAAAGAAAGAACGAGGTGAAACGAACGTGCAATTTTTGCCCATTGCTCAATTCTTCCTGCCCATGAAGCCGCCCACCACCACCCACAACGCCAAGGAGCTGCACGCCTACATGAAGGGCGGCAAGCCCTGTGCCGTGCTCCACGACAGCGCCGAACTGAAAGCCGCCCGGGCCAAGCTCCACGCCTACCTGGCACCCCATGCGCCGGATCAGCCCGTGCCCGCCGGGAAGCCAGTGCGGCTGGTGGTCAAGTGGTGCTTTGCCCCCGAGGGCCGCCCGGACGGCAGCTGGCGCACCTCCAAGCCTGACACTGACAATCTGGAAAAGGCTCTCAAGGACGAGATGACCCGCCTGCACTTCTGGCACGATGATGCCCAGGTGTGCAGCGAGATCGTGGAGAAGTTCTGGTCGGACCCTTGCGGTGTGTTCGTGCGTGTGGAGGTGTGGGGATGACGGATTATAAAACGGTCAAGGAATGGTTCCAACAGTGCCGGGACGGTGCTGCCGCCGTGAAGGCCCAGAAGCAGAAGATCCAGCGCATCCGGGATGCTGCCGAGAAATGCACCCAGAGCCTGAACGGAATGCCCACAGGCGGAAGTTCCGGTGATAAGGTCGGAGATGCCGTTGCCCGGCTGGATACAGAGGAACGGGAGCTGAAGCAGATGGAGCAGCGCCTTGCACTGCTGAGGATGAATGCCACCTGCAGGGCCTACACCGGAGCCGTAGACCCCGAGACCGTCCGACAGGGTGACTGCATCCGGATGTTTTACATCGAGAACAAGCACCAGCCCGCCATCGTGGAAGCTCTGGGGCTGTGCGAAAATTCCGAGGTCTCAAAGATCATCCGCCGGGGCTGTGAGCGGCTGGCTCTGCTCTGGGATACACTGGAATGATTCCACATCACATCCATCCTGCATCCATGTGCAAAACACCCCATTTGTGATATTCTGGGTACAAGCGGAACCGCGCAGAGCGGTGCGCCGCTTCAAAGCAGCCTCCTGAGTACCTCCATAATGAATTGCTCCTTTTGGACCTTTTGCCGCTTAACAGCATTTTTCTCCTTCTTGTGCTTTGCGGGCTGCTTTCAAAGATCACACTTGCCGTTCCGGGCTGTCCCGGGGCGGCTTTTTTGTACCCTGACAACGAGAGAGGTGGTGACGTGTCGAATGAAA